AGTTTCCAATGGTGAATCTTATTAACTTCCGTATCGCATCAGGACGAGACCTCTCTCATTGTTTTCATTGGTACGGCAATCAGGGCGATAACTATGAAGCAGCAAGAACACTCTTTAAGAAGAACCATTTTATTACTTTTAAGAATACTGGATTTGACCAGTTCAATGTTCTTGCTACGAACTCTCTTTCTCAAGATGATGAGTTTGAGGTTGCCGAAGACGCAACAAAGGCCCAGATTCGTACAGCATTTTCAAAAATGTTGGGTAAGAAAAAAACCAACAAAAAAGTCCTTTCTTCCTTTGTTGATTTGATTGCTTGAACCTTATGAAAGGGAGTATTTAATGCTCCCTTTTTTTATAAATAACTAAAAAAGTATAAAATGAACCATAAGGACCTACAAAATCTTTCAGAAGCATATTCAAATCTTTATCCATATGATGGAGGAAGAAGAGTGCCTCTTGAAATTCAGAAATATACAACAAATTTACTTAAGAAGGCAGATATAACAAACAAACAAAGAAAGATGAGGACTAAAGAAACAGTTCCTGTAAGAGTAAATAAAGAAACTGGTGAGAAAAAACCAATGTTTGAAAATACATATGACCTCTACGACATCATTCTCTCACATCTTCTTGATGAAGGATATGCTGAAACACAAGAAGCAGCAGAAGTGATGATGGTTCATATGAGTGAAGAGTGGAGAGATAGTATTGTTGAAGGAATGGAAGGAATGAAACCACTTCCTGTTGCTAAAATGGATAAAAAAGCAAAGGAATTAAAATCAAAATTTTTAAAGTCAAAACCTGGAAGTCCCGAAGCAACAAAACTCATATCAAGATCAAGTCAAATAACAGGAACAAGAGATAGACAAACTGTTTGAACCACTTCCCAAACCGTCCTAAGGTGCCCCCAAGGCACCTTTTTTTGTGCTATGATTACGGAGTAATCAACCCAAGACTATGAAAGAGCAACTTTTGACGATTCTGAAAGAACAATTTGGAACAGAAATTAATGCTGATGCAGTAAAATCTGTTGCAGACCAACTTAATACTACCTATGCTACTGCTTCAAAGCATCTGCAATCTTATAAAGTTGGTCGTGGGAAGTGGAATCTTGAAATCACTCAAGAAAAAATTGATGAACTTGAAGAAACTTATGCCTCTCCTTCTGTGGAACCTGTAGCAGTTATGGATAATGTGAAGCAAAACCTTATTCCTGATAAAGATGATACCTTCGTCAACTTTGGTAACTTTAGTGATATTAAAAAAGTTATTCAATCTAGGATTTTTTATCCTGTGTTCATCACTGGTCTTTCTGGTAATGGTAAAACTTTTAGTATTGAACAATCTTGTGCTCAACTTGGGCGTGAAATCATTCGTGTGAATATTACGATTGAGACAGATTCTGATGATCTCTTGGGTGGTTTCCGCCTCGTGAATGGAGAAACTGTGTGGCATAATGGTCCTGTTGTGGAAGCAATGGAACGTGGTGCGATTCTTCTTCTGGATGAGATTGACCTGGCATCTAACAAGATTATGTGTCTTCAATCTGTTCTGGAGGGCAATGGTGTCTTTCTGAAGAAGATTGGTAAGCACATCAAACCTGCTGCTGGTTTCAATGTCTTTGCGACTGCGAATACCAAAGGTAAAGGTTCTGATGATGGTAGGTTCATTGGAACTAATGTTCTCAACGAGGCATTTCTGGAACGTTTCCCTGTGACTTTTGAACAAAGTTATCCTACTCTTAAGATTGAAAGTAGGATCTTGACAAATGTTGCTCAATCTCTTAAGATTCCTATGGTGAAAGAACACACCGACTTTATTGAACACCTTTGCAACTGGGCGGATATTATCCGTAAAACTTTTAATGATGGTGGTATTGATGAAGTCATTAGCACTCGTCGTCTGGTGCATATTATCAAGGCATATTCCATCTTTGGTAAAAAAGCAAAGGCAATTCAAGTTTGTCTGAACCGATTTGATGATGAGACCAAAACAACTTTTGTTGAACTTTACGACAAAATTGATGCTGAATTTCAGCAAAATAACACAGAAGGGGAGTAATCCCTACTCCCTTCTTTGATATATAAAAACAAGCCCTTTATTGCTTTTAACTTTCTATGACTTCACTCTTTCTGGAAAAAAACGCAGATGAAATCTACGAAGAAATCCATAATACATTTGAAGAAGGACCACAAGATCAAGAAGAAGAATATAGAGAGGATAGAATGGATCAAATGATTTCTCGATACGGTTATTGAAACTTAGAGGGAGAAAACAATGAATCAAAACATTCAACAAGTTGTGGAAACACAAAGACGAGAGGAGTTAGAGGACTTCGCAAGGTATCTTGGTGTTGATTACGAAGATTACTTGGAACATCTTCATCCTGACGTTGATTTTGACGATTACTCAAAGTAATCTATGGGCAGTAAAGGTCCAAACTTTATGTAAGCCCCATCCCTCCTATGCCTCTCAACGATGCACAAACCAGGAGGATTTTGGGCACGTAGCATAATGGAGAATGCAGCATCCTTTGATAGGAGCCTTATTTGGGAAACCTTATAAGTGAAACTTCTCAAATTCGGGGAACCCTTTAAAATGGCAATCCCGAGCCAAGCATCGTAAGATGAAGGTGTAGAGACTTTACGGGAAGTACCTAAATCCTTAGAGATATGGTAAAGAGAAAGTCCAGACCACAAACCATAAGGGCAAGGAAACTTGTAGTGGTAAGCTAAGATGTCGATTGGGAGTTCGACCCTCTCCGTGCCTGCTTATAAAGGTTCAAAGTTTTATAAATAGTTTTGAACCTTAAATAACAATATGCCATATAAAGATAAAGAAAAACAAAAAGAATATCAAAGAGAATGGATTAGAAACAATCCAAAACAACAAGAAAGAAACATTAAAACTTCAAGGGCAAGAAAAAGAAAAAATAGAATATTAGTAGAAGAATATAAAAATAATATTGGTTGTTATTGTCGTTCTTGTGGAATTTACGACCATCCAATTTGTATGGATTTTCATCATTTAGATGAAGATAATAAGAGAGACACAGTATCCAGATTATCTTCTTTTGGATATAAATGGGAAGTTATTGAAGAAGAAATCGAAAAATGTGTTCTTTTATGTGCATCTTGTCATAGAAAAATACATGAAGGTCTTATTTGCATCATAAAATGATGACTTGACAAGTCCCTTAATCCGTGCTAGGATAATCCAGTGAGACCACATAAAATTGCAAGAAATTTATTATGCCTAAACAAAAAGTAGTCAATGTTAGTTATGACCTTCGGTATTCGTCTCGGGATGAAGACCACAATACTATTCGTGATTTTGGTATTAACTTTGAGAATCCTGATGTTGAATCTCTTGCAGAAAACATTAATACTTTTCTGATTGCAGTTGGTGTTCCACTTGAAGTAGTGGCTAAGAAATGACAGAAGACCTTGATGGTTGGATAAGCACTGATAGAATGTGGGCAGCAGTTCCTTGGGGAAAGAAGTATATTTCCATTCATAAAGGACAACAGATTTGCATTCATCATTCACTTGAAACTGCTAAAAAATTCATTCAAAAAGAAACTCGTAAAAGAAAATGATTTCCTACATTGATACAATTGACAATCAAAATGGTGATGTGTTTGTTCGTGCTGTTGTAGAGGATATGGTAGTTGTTTATCCACAAACAATGATGAGTCCCGCAGAATATGGACCAGCAATGTGCATAGCAAATTTCTTTTTGGAAGAAGATGAGATTCTTCCAGAAGATGAAAACGAACTTTTGAGATATATTGAAAATCTGGACTTGACTTGGAAAGTCGTTGATGATGACTATTAAATAGTCATAAACAAAATGGAATACTATTATTTTTGGTTGGTCCTATTTTCTTTTATAGTTTATATTTTTATTACGGATAAAAATGTAGAACAATACTTTTTACTACTTCTTTCATTATTGAAATTTCAGTATGAAAAACAAAGGTGGTGGTTGATGAATAATCCACGTAATCCTCTGGTAAAGTGGATGATACATAGAAAATCTATGAAAATGGCAGAGGAATTTATAAAAGAGTTTGAAAAGGAAATGAGTCAAAGTAAAAATAAATAAAATAAAAAGAACTAGAATGAAATCCTTTCAAGAATTCCTGGAGCAAGTAGAAACCGCTCAGCAGGCACAACAAGCAAGAATGGATAAGAATAAAACACTTACACTGCAACAAAGAAGATTGTCTTATCGTCATCACATTCAAACGCATAATGAATTAAAATCAAAAGCAGCAGCAGAACGAGAGAATATGCTGAAGCGTATGCAGATTAAATAGTGTCTATTCCTGACCCCACTGGGGGTTTTTGTGCTATGATGTAAATGAAAGCAAAGGAGATTTATGATTAAACATCGTTCTTTAAAAAAGGAAAGTTCTTTCAAACCAGAAGAAAAACAATTAACGCACGAAGAAATGTTAGAAATTGCAGAGCAAAGGGAAAAAGCAAACGAGAAACAAGAAAATGAAAAAGAAAGTAATTAAAGTTGAGTTTCCTTATTCCAGATTTCCTGTTGTTGTGATTCACAAAGATGGAAAAGATTTGGAAGATACAAAAAAATGTTATTTTGAAAGTATGCACTATGCCGAAAAGTATATTGCAAAATGTAAGTTTAAGTCCAAAGATTATCAACTACATATAAAACCAGGGCAAGAAGAAGAGAACATCAAACCAAATAGAAAAACAAAAAAATGATTGATTTTCGTAAGATTGTTGGTTATTGTAGTGTAGAGTTTCCTGTTTTGGATCCAACAACTCCCTGGTACGAATTTCTTTCCTATTTGGAATGTTGTAATTCTTTGAATGTAAAACCATCCCTTCAAAAATTTCTCAGGTACAATCAGTACTTTAAAACCTATGGAACCAAACAAAAATCTTCTTAATCTCATAGAAGAACTTCAAAAAAAGGTTACTTCACTTGAAGACCAAGTAAGAGAACTTTATAGAGAAAATTTGGAAACCACAAATACTCTTTATGAAATTTCTAATAGCTTGGAATCAAGAATTGACATCCTTGCATCAGAACCTTATAATCTTGATAAATTCTCACTTGACAAATGACAACATCAAAAGAACAACAAGCAAAAGAAGCATTTTTATATCCAACTCCTCCAATTAATCCAGACAGCAATGTTTCATTTTTAGATATTGCTTGCACGAATAATCTAAATCATTTTTCCACACACGTTGGTTATTTGACGAATATGGTAATTGGTGGAAAGATGGATTGTGAAACTGCTTATAAAGAAATTAAAAAACTTTATAAAGCAATGAAGCAATCACATAAAACACTTAAAGGAAGTTGGTTTTAATGAATGATTCATTCAAAATTGCACAAAATGAAGATGGGTCCTATACTGCGACTTGGGACCCTCAGGACCAGAAGTGGAAGTGGCTCAATGGCAAGACGGCAGAAGAAATTCGTGCTATAATACAAGAAGCAATTCGGGAAGACCTCAATGACCGTTAGTTATGATCGCGTATGGAACACGATGAATGACCTTGAAATGGTTACTTCAAAGATTTGTTCTGCCCGTGAAATTCTGGATAGTGCCATTGATAGATTTCAAGAGCATCAGTATGATAAAGTAGAAACTCTTTTGTATGCTGTTGATGAATATCTTCAGTATTATCTTCAAGAGTTTGATGAGAAGTTCAAGAAAGCATGGGAAGCAACTGTAACTGATTTGCGCAAATCTGATAAAAATTTTGACACTTGTGATGTCAATGATGAAACAGAACATTGTAAAAATTCTTGGAATGACTTCTGGGAAGAAGAAATGGATGCGATGTGTGATGCTGCTGTTTCTGCTTATAATAAGCAAAATTCAAAAAAGAGTTGGGTTCTTCCTGTGAATGTTGATGGACTGACTGGTGATTGTTATGTGAATTTTCCAGATGACCTTTTGAAAGCAGCAAATCTTGAAGAAGGAGATGTTGTGGAATGGATTGAACAAGGTGATGGTTCTTGTCTTTTTAAGAAGGTTTCTAATCCTAAATGATTGATTTTCTATTTTGTGGATATAATATCTTTTGTCATCTCAAAAATATAAATCCACATAGATATCCACCAGAAATTGCAGAACTTTGTGAATTTATTAGCAAAGACGGGCAAGAACTTCCAGATTATTGTCAATTACCAAATCAAGCAAAAATACCAAGAAGAAGGAGTGAATTTTAATGGCATTATCACAATCAGTTGAAGAAAGTTTGAAAGAAGCAGAGGGTTGTTTGAGAAATGCCCTACACAAAGCAGCAAAAAATGAACGACCTATGGTAGTTTCTGTAATTGCAGATATGATTAGTCGCATTGATAGTTTGATGCATACAGACGCACTTTTGGATAAACTTGAAAATCGCAAACCAGGAGATAAATGTTTTTTTGGAACGATGTTTAGTGAATAATGAAATCTAAATGGAATGTAAATCCAGAAGACCCAACAACAATTGCCAGATTAATTAGTGAGTTAGAGGGTGCAACATACATTTTAGATTGTTTGAATGATGAAGAAGCATTCAATTATATTACAAACCTAAAAAACAAATACTACAAAGAATACTTTCGTAGAAATAAATAACACTAAACTTGGAGATTGATATGCTTTCTACTGCCTATAGACTTCGTTTGGAAGAGATTTGTAATCGCATTGTAAAAGGAGAAAATGTAGAACTTAATGAAATCATTTGGGCAGAGAAACTTGCAAAAGCAAATCGTTCTGCTTCTACAATCTTAAGGCAAGCAAGACGAAAAGCAGAAAATCCAGAAATGACTGAAGATAGTTTAGACGGATTTCTAAATGCTTTGGATATTGGTGGAATGGGAAATGAAAGATATGGAAGAGGTGGATTTAATTCTCCTGATGAGATTGTAGATTGGTTTAAAAGAGACGACATAGATAATGAAGGAGATAATAATTGGAGAAGAAGAGATTGATGCAACAAACCGTATTGTATTCTAAAAAAAATTGCCAAGAATGTGAGAGAGTTAAAAATCTTTTCAACATTCTCAAGATTTCTCATTTAGAGTACCAACTTGGAGTTCATTTTAATCAAAAACAATTTCGTGCTGAGTTTGGAGAGAAAGCAGAGTTTCCTCAAGTTGCGATTGGATACAAACATATTGGTGGATTAAAAGAAACATTACAATACTTTAAAACACAAAAACTGATTTGACCTGCTGGGTCAAATGCTCTATACTATTCTTATTTGACCTACCCTCTTTGATTATGACTTATTACAAACCCTACACATCTGAATGGACGAGAAAAAGATATTTGTCTGAAGCACTTCAAAAGTATTTTGAAAATGATGTACCGAGTGATGTGATTGCTGACGACATTAAAAGTATTTTGAATGAATGGGCTTCTGTGTATAGACAAAAAGAAAGAAAACTTCAAGAAGTTCTGGATGAGTTTAATTGATAAATAAACTAAATATGTCAGCATTTGAAAACATTTGAAAGGAAATTATGACTTTTTCTCAAAGAAATAACGGAAAACTCACACAAGATGAGTTCAATGAAATGGTTGCTCTTAAAAATGCAATCAATTATTCTCCATCAACGATTAGTTCAAACAAGATGGAACAATTTACAGAAATGTTAGTTCGCAGTTTAAAGGAAAGAGGTGGTTGATAAATAAGTAAGATGTAATAAGTATTCAAATGCTTGACGAAGCAAGAAAGAGAGATTTGGCAGCAAATGCTTTGTTGGGATTAGCATTTGCTACTAGTGCTGCTCAATCACCAAAGGACTTTTTAAGAACTGGAAACATTGAATCTCCAGGAGTAGCAATGATGCAAAGAACGATTGGAAATCCAAGAAGAAAACCAAAAGATTTAGATAAACCTGCTGTTGAATCAAGAGGAACTAAACTTAAAGAAGGTAAAACCTTTGAAGAGTTTGTAAAAGAAGCATATTTAATTGAAAGAGGACAACCAACATTTTCAAGTAGAACAGAATTGGAGAAACATCACGATGGAATTCCATCAGGATTTTATGCTAATAATGCCGGAAGCACTGAAAAACCAAAGTGGAGATTGAAACCAAAATCTGGTCTATCAACAGAAAGAACAAGAAGAAAAGAAAGAATTGCTAGTTTGACTTCTGAAAAGGAAAGAGAGGCAGCAGACCGCAAAGTAAGAAAGATTAAATCAAGAGGATATGAAGCACATCATATCACTCCAACACATCACTCTGCTAAATTGAAAGCATCAATGAGTGATGCTGAATGGAAAGAAAGAGTTGCAAGAGATGAAAAAGTAGGTGTTTATCACGGGCATCATCCTAAAAATTTAATGGCTACAAAGAAATCTACTGACCCTAAAGATAAACCTGGAATTTATCATAGAACAGGTGGAGCACACGAACTTGAAGGAAAAGTAAAAGATATTGTTTCTGGTCCTGGAAGTAAAGAAAGTGCAATTTCTCATAGAGATTTACTTGCAGCACAAATGAGAAGACAAAGAAAAGCAAGAGGACAACACGGTTGATATTTAGTTGGATTCCTGATAAACGGCTTTTATCGGGATTCCTGATAAACCACTTCCCAAACTGTCCCAAGGTGCTTGCAAGGCACCTTTTTTTGTGCTATGATATAAAAGTCCACATCTCAGTTATTAGTATTATGATTGAACAATTTATTTCCGATTTGAAAACTATTCCAAATGAAGAATATAAAAAATTCTTCATTCAAGCAAATAAAGTTGCTGCCATGTATCCCTTGAATGAAGGGATTGATTGTTTTGCAAGAGGTGAAGCAATTGAATTTGGATTCATTGAAAATTTTTCAAATTATATTAAAATTAAAGCATCAGAAAAGAAACAAAAAAATGATCCTGATGGGATTTACACTGAAGCAAATCTTTTTGATATTAAATCAAAAAAATTTGGTTTGGAACCTAATTCAGTCAATCCTGTGAGAATTAAAACAAAAACTTGGGATTTCAAAAAAACTCAATCGGGTGTTTCTGAATTTAAAACTAGGTCAGAATGGTTTGTTTTGATTGACCCTTGGTCGCACAGACTTGCCGTTCTGGATGCGAAACTTTTGTTTTCTAAAAATTTGACTGAAGGAAAATCAAGGATTACTTTTTCGGTTTCTGAAGAAGATATTACGATGATTTATGATGGTATTAATGATACAGAAGAACTTAATATTGTACCTGAAAGCAAAAATCTGTTAAAATACATTTGGGAACAAGCAAAATAATTTATGAAACAATTTCCATTAAAGACCATGATCCGTTATCCCGGCGGCAAGAGTAAAGCATTAAAAACTCTTGCTCCTTGGTTTCCAAGTGATTTCAAAGAATTTCGTGAACCATTCGTAGGTGGTGGAAGCATTTCTTTAATGGTTTCTCAAAATTATCCCAAATTTCCAATCTGGGTAAATGATAAGTATTTTTACTTGTATAACTTTTGGATTCAACTTCGTGATAATGGATTAGAATTAGCACAAAAACTTAAAAAGATTAAAACAGATATTGTTGGTGATGATGTAGCACATCGGCAGCTTTTTAACGATTATGCTCGCACAATTGCGAATCTTGAACCATTAGAACAAGCAGTTGCTTTCTTTGTAATGAATAAGTGTTCTTATTCTGGTCTTACAGAAAACTCTACTTTTTCCGTTCAAGCATCACGTTCTAACTTTTCTTTAGTTGGAATTGATAAACTTCCATTGTATTCTAATATTATTAGGAATTGGAAGATTACTAATCTTGACTATGAAGAAGTGATGAATGCACCAGGAGAAAATACATTTGTCTTTCTTGACCCACCTTATGATATTAAGGATTTTCTTTATGGAACAGGAAGACAACTTCATTCTTCATTTTCACACGAACGATTTGCTGATGATGTAGATAAATGTCCTCATCGTTTTATGATTACTTATAATCTCAATGATTGGTTATTGAATCGTTATAAGAATTATAATTTGAATGAATGGAAGTTGAGATACTCAATGGTTCATCGTGGTGAAAAAGGAACACAAGATAATGTAAAAACTGAACTGCTTATTACGAATTATACTTTGCCAGTTTCGCAACTGGCACAAGTCCTTTGACCTTCTCCCAGAAATCTGCTATGATTACAAGGTAATTCACCAAAGGCAAATGTCTGTCTCTGTTATTCTTGCTGTTGAATCTTCTGCTATTTCTGAAGTTTCTTTTGATTATGATGATAATCAAGTGGGCGTGACCTATCACAGTAATCCCGAAAAGTCTTATGTGTTTGCTTGCGACAATCCTCAAAGTGTGGAAGATAAAATTCGCACTGCTGAAAGTGTTGGTAAACTGATTGCACAACTGAAGAAGAATCAAGAACTTCTTCCAATTCAAGTTTAATAAATATGGGGAGAAATCCCCATTATGCACTTGACTTTATTGCATAGATAGTTTATGATTCTTTTGTTGTTTCTTTTATAGTAGAGGTCCGGTTGGTCGAGGAAGACGCCTTGAAAGCGTTCGGGGTCAATAGCCTTCGCAGGTTCGATTCCTGTCTCTACTGTTGCCCGATGACCCAGCTAGTGAAGGGACCTGCCTTACAAGCAGGCATCGGTAGGGGCGGAACCTATATCGGGCATTAGCAATCATAAGGTTGCTAACAACAACGGGGTATAGTAGAAAAGTATAACTCTGCGTTTGGGACGCAGCGAAGAGGGGGCAGTACCTTCTACCCCGACTTGGAGAAATAAATATCTCCATTATTACAATTTAATATGAAAATTAATCTTTGGTATTGTGTTTCTATGAAACAATGGCGCTGGACATTAACAGACGACCATAGACCTGTAATTAAACAAGAATCAGGTCAAAGAGAAAATTTACGAGATGCTATGAATGATGTAGCAAACACTGTTGAGTATTTAATGCAACAGTGATTTTATAATCCCCGATAACTGTTAATTGATATAAATAATATTATGTTGAATTAACAGTATGAATTATCAAAAAATTTATAATTCAATAATAGAACATAGGAAAAAATATACCTTAAATGAAGGATATTGTGAAACGCACCATATCATTCCTAAATCTATTGGTGGTTCTAATAATTTTGATAATTTAGTTACTTTAACAGCAAGAGAACATTTTATTTGTCATCTACTTTTAGTAAAAATACATAAAGATACGCCAAATTATTATAAAATGGTTAAAGCATTTTTTATGATGCAGGCAGAATCTAAAAATCAACAAAGGTATTTTTCTTCTAGGCAATATTCCAAATTAAGAGAGGAATATTCAAAATACCAAAGCAATTATGTTCTTGGTAATAAAAATCCTAATTATGGAAAAGTTTGGTGTGTTGAGGAAACTGATACTAATTGTAGTAAAAGAAAACCTTTTCCAAAACAATCAATTCCAACTGGTTGGATTCCTACAAAGGAAATGAAAAGAAGAATTAAAGATGAAAATATAAAAAATCTTGCCTTAAAAAAGAAACAAGAAATGGAGTCTAAACTTACAGAATGGTGCAATTTATATTGTTCTGTTGGATTTGATAAATTTGTTGAGATTACGGGATATCAATATTCAAAACAAAATTTAGTGACTTCATTTGCTAGATGGGTTCCAACTTTTATTCCACAAAATGGAAAAAAAAGATAATGCGTCGTGACGAAATGGTAGCCGTACTTGACTGTTAATCAAGCGCCGAAAGGTATGTTGGTTCGAGTCCAACCGACGCAGTTGAAAGGATTGGAAATGTCCGATTCTTTCAAATTGAAAATGCTGGACAAACTTCGGAGGTAAATTCCTTAAGGTCTCCCAACCCATTTGGTGCGTTCCTGAGAACAGGAAGAATAAGGTTTGGTGTTTTCTCTTATTCACTGCCCTCTAATGCAGTGAAAATTGCAGAAAGTGTCTTCTGCGGGTGTCGGGCACTCGATACCCATTATCGTGGGGAAGTGTAGTGGTTGCACAGAAGTCTCATAAGCTTCAGGTTGGTGGTTCGATTCCACCCCCCGCCACCAAATTGTCCGATTGATGGAACTGGAATACATACTTGCCTTAGAAGCAAGGTTTTACAGGTTCGAATCCTGTATCGGACATTGAAAACTACTTAGTTTTCATATATGGGGGATTAGCTCAGTTGGTAGTAGCACTTGCTTTGCAAGCAAGATGTCATCGGTTCGAGTCCGATATCTTCCACTTTACAAAAAAATAAGGAAATATTCAAATAATTTCCAGGACTTTAAATTATGCTAAAAACTCTTATAGTGAAGAAGTGTTATTAAATCTTATTGACATAAAAGATAAAGGATGCTATAAATATCTAAGTTCAAGAGGATGAGAATTCTGATGTTTCGGACTGGGTTTCGATTACCCACACCTCCACTTCATGGGGGTGCAAAGGTTTCGACGAGGCATAAAGGTCTTATCTGTTGACGGGACAAAAAAACAAACGCAAACAAAATCGTTGCATTCACTCGTCAAACTGCTTTAGTTTGACCTTAAATGAGTGAAGGGGGTTTATAAGTTTCCTTCTCACCCAAAACTTATACTGGGGACACTTGAAAAAGTGTCCCTTTTTCATCCCAAAGGGCACGAGGGGATGCTATGATTACAAGGTAATCAATCAAAACACTAAATGTCAACACGTTCTCGTATTGGACTTGAACTTTCTGATGGTTCTATTCTTTCATCGTATCATCATTGGGATGGTTATCCAGAATGGTTGGGAAGGATTCTGAAGACTCACTACAATACTCGTGATAAAGTTTCTGAATTGATTGATGGTGGCGATATGTCCTGCTGCTGGACTAAAGATCGTTGGAATGGCACTACAACTCAATCCTATGTTTATCAAGGTAAAGGATATATTGATACCATTCCAGTAGAAGATGCAGCACAAGAATATGGTCCCCAATACTATTCTCAACGTGGTGATGATTGTCCTCCTCGTTATGATGCTAACCTGATGGAATACTTTTCTGATGGTGAAGAGTATGCTTATCTTTATACTCTGAATAATGAGTGGGTATGCTATAATATGCATCAATTTGATGATAGCAAATCTCCCGAAATCGTTGAAATCCCTTCTGCTGCTCTTGCTGTTTGAATTATGAAAAAATCGACTGCTATTGGTGTGATTGTTGGTGCTATAGTTCTTACAACTGGCAGCATCTTACTTGAAACTTGGTTGCTTGGTATTATTCTGTCTTGGTTTGGTGTAACCTTGACCTTCTGGCAGAACTTTACTATTATTGCTCTTGTCAGCATGATTTTCAATAACTTTGGGATTTCTTCAAAATGACTACTAAAATCAAGCGTAAAATGGTGAATGTAAAACCTATTTCTATTCAAGCAAAGAATAGGTTTGTAAATGAAATGGACAATCTTCATGGTTGTTATGTAGAAAAAGAAACAGATGAACAAATGTTTCTTGCCTCAATCAATAAGAAATATTTGTTCTCTATTGATAAAGTAAATGATTCACACTGGAAAATTGTAAAATGACAGAAGATTTTGTAAGATTGAATCTTGATGAACTTGATGCTCTGAAAACTGCTCTTCAACTTCTTTCTAAAAAAGAACAGAAGTTGATGGAGAGTAGTGGTAAAGTGAGTTTGAGTGCTCTATATAATAAACTTCAAAGTACTGTGGAAGAGATTGAACGAAACAGTAATTCTTAAACAAAATTAAAATGGAACATATCTGTACTTTAAACGAACTTCCAGTAAATCAACCAGCAAAGGTAATTTCTGTACTTTCAAAAACAGAATCATCATTTGCTCGTCGTCTAAAAAGTATGGGAATTAAACCATTTGCCACAATTGAAGTTTTACAAAAACTTTGGTTTGGATTTGGACCATTAAAAGTTCGTGTTGGAATGACAGAGTATATGATAAGAAAAAGAGATGCCGAAAATATTTTTGTAGAATACAAGGACACCTGAAAAACTGGCACAAGGCACTTGACTTTCGGGTTGAGGTGCTTTATAGTATGTTCATTGATTCCGCAAAACCCGCATTATGTACTCCGCAAAAATCACACTGAAGTATGATTCTACTTGGGAACAGACTCGTGGTATCTATGATGAAGAAATGATTCCAGAGGAGCATATTACTTTTGAGACTCCTGTGGAAGATATGAATACCATTCAACTCTTTCAGTTCTTTGCGAAGTTTGCTGGTGCAATGGGACATAATGAGGCAGGTATTGCCAAAGGTGCTTGCTATGTTGCATTTAATGAAATGCGAACCACCGAAGAAATGCGTAA